ACACGAACTCTCCTTCACTTAACTGTGCAGGTATGTCATCCCTTACTTCTTCTTGTGTAGAACCCGGTGGAACATCGTTTCCTGATACAGGGTCTACTGTGCCACCCTCATCTTTCAGTCCACCTTCTTGAAATAAGTCCATTTGTTTTTTCATGTCTCCACCTTTTGCTAGATTTCTTTTTTCCAAATTCTTTTTTAAGTCCATGTCTCGGAACATATAAAATAAGTCATTAATAAATTCTTCATCAAAATCGTCAGTCTCATCTCCACCTGTTTTTATGTTTTTATATTTTAATCTGTCTTCAGGAGACAAATTTTTTAGCATTATATCTTCTTCTTTTTTGCTTAAATTTAATAATTTATTTTTAATATTCTGTTTTATAGTAGGTAATTCAGTTAACCTTTCTCCTGTTATAGCAGAAAATACTTGTGTGCCTTTGTTAAATGTATATTGCTTTGTTCCGTATTTTTTTATAGACTCGTCTCTTAATTCTAAATCTTTAACTTCTCTACCATCTACTACCTTAACAGGAGGAGCAGAGTCATAACCTACATCCCCTACAAAAACCTCACCCCTTTTTGCATCCCCACCTGCTTTATCAATATCCATGAAACTACTAGCTTTTATATTAGTAACTTTATCTGCTATAATATACACAGGTATTACACTACCACCTTCCTGTGAGGCATAGCCAGATGCAAAAATAGGATTAGGTGTTACGAAATTACCAATCTTTTTATCTGTTGTATATGTTCTACCTGAAGGTAAAAACTTATTTGTTAATTTACCCGGAATACCACTAGGTGTGGGTTTGTATGTTTGTGTTACAGGATCATAAACTTTACCCATATCACCATAATATAAAATAAGAGGTTTACCATCTTTGTCTCTAATTAAATTTTTAGGCAGACCATCTTTATCCATAGGTGTTCTGCTTCCTAATGTTCCATCTCTTAGCTTTGTTATCTCACTTATCTTTTGTAAAGCAGGACTTTTCTTTACAGGAGTTTTTTCTAGTATATCAACGCTTTGAGAAACATTATTAATATTGTCGGTTTCAATTTCAATTTGACCTTTTTTAAAGCCACCCATCTGTCCTAAGTTGCTCTGTTCACCTTTTAAAAAATCTGTCTCTAAACGCATATCTAATTCTGATACGTCACCATAAATTTCTTTGTATTTCATGCGTCTTTCAAATCTTTCTTGCACTAATTTTGCTTCTCGTTCACCATATAGTCTTCTATACTTTTCTCTAGCTATGGCTTCTTCACGTAGAATCAAATCTTGAGCAACTGAATCAGATTTGTGTAACTCTATATAATTAGAAATATATTTTAAAGATTGATCTGCTGTTTTATTAGTAGCTTTTTGAATTTTAGATTGTAAATATTTTGCAAAATATAAATGAGCATTTTCTTTATTTTCTTTGTAACCCGGTATTTTAGATAAAATATCATCATAGCCTTGTATGATAGCTTGATTTAAATCTTTTCTTTCTTTAGGTTTTAAGCTATATTCACTAAGTAACATGATTTCATTATCTATATTCTTTAAAAAATCATCTTTTTGTTTTTTATTAAATATATTAGGCTTTATTTCATCTTCTAAATTATCTTCTACATATTGTTTTCTTCTAGTCTCTGAGTTTTCAACTGTTTTTTTAGCTTGTAAATAATCATTGTATTTTGGACTTTTTATTAATTCACCACTTGCACTACCTCCTGTTCTAAACCCCTCTCTTCTTTGTACAGCATGTTGTACTTCATGTAAAAGAGTGCTTATTATAGATTCTCTTTTTTTAACAGGATCTAAAATATCTTTAAAGGGATTTAAATTAATTGTTATGAAATCATCAACTTTTCTTGATAAATCAAAATCTACTGTAGGAGAATAACTAGCAGTATATTCGCCTCTAAATTTTTTATTCGCATCGTCTATAAATTTAATAGGTACATTTCTTAAAGCACCGAACACACTTACTCCTGATACGTCAGGACTAGTAACTTTTACATTTTCAAAATACTCTTTGTATAAATCATCAAACTTTAACACCTTAGATAAAGAATAAGTTTCTCCTACTTCAGGTTTAAAATTTTTTACAAATTTTGCATTCCTATCATCTATTTCATATCTTAGTTTACCATCTTGTCCTCTATATACACCTGTTTCTTGAAACAATTCTTCAGGTGTTGTATTTCCTTTTGCCTCTAACTCCTCAAACAATTTAGCTTGTTTTTTTCCTGTAGCAGTATTCATTCCTGCCATGGTAGGATTTATTGTAGGTGCGTTTACTATTTCGTCTGCAGGTATGGAACTAGGTATGTTTGTAGTTACTGCTTTTTCTTGATCTAATAGTTTTTGTGTTTGGTCAAGTTGTCCTACAGGTTTAGTTGCACCTGCAGTTTCTAATGCTAATCCACCATCAGGAGGTGGCATCTTATCAAAGAAATCAGTAACTCCTTTTTTCAGAGGTGCAAAAACTTTTTTTAATGTTTTAACAGGAGCAAGAAAAGCACCTGTTGGTGACAATATTTCTCCTATTAGCTGATCTACATTATCAGGTGTAGACTCTATACCTGTAGTTTTAGTGAACCATTTGTCAAAGGCTTCTCTTCCAACTTCTTTTTCTGCTTTTTGCAAAACATCTTTTAACATCATAGCAGTTGGATTGTCTGAATATTTAGCTACACCACTAGCAACTGCAGAACTTAATGTAACAAGATCTGAAGGTATAGCTAGTGTACCTGTTAATAAACCTGTTCCTGTAGCTTTTGCCTTGTCTATTATATCTTCTGTGGGTCTTAATTTAAAACCCTCTCTTTCTTTTAAAAGAGCTTGTGTTATTCTATCTTTTTCAGAATCTTGAGATAACATATCATCAGTTTGATTATTTAAATCTTCATTGAGCATTCTTTAACACTTCATCCCTAAGTAATTTAAGTTTTCTCAAAGATGACACTGCACCTTGAGAACGATACATGATAATATCATTATCTGCTTGTTCTAATATTTTATGTTGTTGCTCAACTAAAGCATCAACGTAATTACTGAATGCCTCCCATTGGTGGTTGTTGCTCACCATCGGTTTCAGTTTGCTGAGTATTTGCTTGTCCACTTGCTTGAGGTACTCCTGTAAATCCTTGCTCACCCGGAATAGGTGCTTGACCTGTTCCTATAGTTGCTCCACCTGCTCCTGTAGGATCATTTGGGTCTGTTCCTGCAGGTGGTTGTTGAGGTTGCCCTTCAGGTATTGGAGCTTGAAACTCTTTCATAAGCTCTGCCTGTATTGCTGCCTCATCCATATTGTTGGTAACTTTGTCAGGGTCTAAGTCCATAGACTTTGCTATCTCACGTATGATATATTGAAACTTTGCAAAAGGTGCTAACGCAGGATTAGATGCCACACCTAAGAACTGCATTAGCCTTTGTGATCTAACTTCGTTTGCCATCAGACTTTCTGTTCCACGTGCCTTGACTTCTAGGTCTCCTTTTATCATAGGATCAAAGTCAAACTGCATGTTGAATCTAAAAAAGCCTTCTGCTAATGGTCGTAGTAAATAATCGTCTACGTTCTTGATAACAGTTTTGATACTGCCTGATGCTGCGTTCATAAGCATTGATATACCTGACGCAGTTCTGCCCACCCCTGTCACACCTGTTTGACCATGAGCAAAGGATGGTAGTCCTGTGCTTTCGTCTGCTAACTGTCTTGCCTTATCAAATAACTGTATATTTTCATTAGACACATTTGGAAACTTTGTACCAAAGATAGCTTGTCCCGGTGCTCCACCCTGTCTTCTAAACACTTTGCCCGGATACACAGATAAGTCTTGTCCCGGAACTAAGTTAGTTTCATCTACTTCTATAAGTAAGTTACCCGATAACACTGCATTATCAACTGCCATTCTCATGAAACCATTCATCAATGTTTGTGTATCATCCATGTTCTCTGCTATACCCACACCAAAGAATGAATATGGGTTTAATTCATATGGAACTGCCATGTATGGTATCTTAGCAGGTTTGAACGGATTGAGAACCATTCTTAATAACTTACCATCACAAATCCAAATGTTTGCTTGTAATTCATCAAAGTCTTTTAACTCATCAGGTATTTCTACTTCGTTGTCTATTAGCAGTTGTGTATCACACATACCCCAATATTCTAAGACTTCAAAACGATATACACCATGTTCAGGTGCGTAGTCTGATAAATCATCTTCCCAATACTTCTTAACGTAAGACTCACCTGACTCAACAACTTGGTCTATTACGTTACCTCTAAAGTAAGGTCGCTTCTTAAGAGAACGTAGTTGTGATCTAGACATCTTATGTCTTTCAATAACATATTGTGCCTCATCCATGTTGTTAGCATCAGGGTCAGGGTAAAAGTTCCAAACAGATACGTGTGATGTTGAAGGAACTGTTTTAAATGCAGGATTGTATTCACCATCGTCATCCCAATTAGGATACTCTTTATCTATAGCAAAAGGTCCTTTCATGACACCTGTGCCAAACAAAGCCATCTCAAAAGCAGTGCTTCTTAGTTGTTTAGTAGCACCTGACTCTTGCAGTTGATCCATGATCTTCTGTTCCATGTTTTTAGCTGCAACCATGGCAGGACTAAATGTTATTGCAGTAGGTGTTTTACCTGCACCCTCTTTTAAATTGTCAATGCCCTCTAGTTTTTCTTGAAGAGGTCCAAGACCTTCAAGTAAACTTTTTTCAGTTGCACCTTTTGGAAAATCCATTCCATCGCCTTCAAACCCATACGGAGAAGTTTCTTGACCCCTGCCACGCAACGCTTCAGGTTCTTTCGGATCAAAACTGACATCCTTCGCCACACCTTCTGGTAGCATTGTTGGCTCAACGCTAATAGGAAATTTGTTACCTGCAAATAGCACGTCAACAATTTGTCCGTAAGCTGCGAGAGTTTTAGTTTTTGTAACTTTGATAAAAACTCTTGACTTTTCTGCTTCAGTAAATTGTACATCGCTTCCATATATCCCCCTATAGTTGGTATAAGAACGTAACCATCGTTCTTCATCGTTTCTTCTGTAGTCCTCTGCTCTATCATATCTTTCTTGTACAAAAGGTATTATACCATTTACACCTGTATCTGATAGATCAGGATCGTTTGTATCTTCTAATGCTATCGCATCATCTTCAATCATAATTTCATTATTTTCTTCTGCCATATTAATATCCAAAAGTTGAGTCTGCTATTGGCATACCTTGAGAGGGTCTACCTACAGGGTCATAGTCAAATATACTAAATCTAGGTCTTGACATAATACCATATCTTAATGCGTCATAGATATGATCTTCGGCTTTGGTATCCACGTCTTCAGGATTCCTTTTATCTAGAGGTATTGCAGGTATCTGTGATATAGCATTTGTACATGTATTAAAGAACACCATTCTTGGTTGCTCTGTAAACTCATCTACTTGTAGTCTTCTGTGTATTTCGTTTTTACCTGCAACACGACTACCCTTACTTCTATCTGAAGGTCTCCAACGACACCCTCTTTGTATCATCTGTTCAGCAAGAGAAGGACCAGTATCACCCCTCCTGTGCCAAAGAGAACTGTCCAAAACACCATACTTAATATTTCCATCATCGGCTTCTAGCTCTAGTATCATATCTGCCAAATCTGTGGCAAGGACTTTACTAACGTACAACTCTCTATATATAATAATCTGTTCATCTGGAGAAACAGCAAACCACAACACCCCACTATAAGAGCCATAACCATAGTCACAAGCACGAAATTTAACCCAATTTCTTGGAATGTCAAAAGGTTCAATAACGTGAATATCCCTATTAAACTCAGAGAAAGCAGCACCTTCTTTAATATCCCAATCACCTTCAAGCAACTGCTTTCGTTGGTGTTCAGGGAGGGATAGAAGCATCGCTTCATAATCTCCTTGAGCCGACAGGTATGGATTATCAGATAATCTAGCAGGTATGAATCTTCGTTGAAATAGTGCTTGACCTGCTTTTTCATGATTGCTAGGATACTGCAAAACCTGTCCTGTCTCAATATTTGTGGCATCAAAATTCTTTCCATAAGGTGCAGGGTCAATAAACATCTTTTTGACCCACTGATGTCCCGGACCTCCGGGGTTCGTTGTTGCTCTCATATAGACAGGTAAATCAGGAGCAGTAGAACGAAGTCTTGACCTCATGTAGTTCCACGCATAAGGAGTTGCCCATTGCGTCAATTCATCAAAGCCTATCCAACTAAAGGCTAAACCTTGATATCTTAGAACATCATCATCTCTATCTAGATATGACATCCAAAGTCTAGCACCTGATGGTGCTTCCCATTGCATCTTTCTTTCCGACCACTTGATCCCCTTCCATATTTGAGGATATAGTTCTTTTGACTTAAATATAAGTTCTCTTAATTCTTCTGTTGTATGTCGTAATAGTAATCCACTAAATGATGGATGACCCATGTAGCGTAGTGGGTCTGCTAACATAGCATATGATTTACCACCACCTGCACTACCACCATACAATACTTCTCGTTCACTCGCTGCAAGAAACTCTGTTTGAGGTCCTTCGTTTGGTTTAAAGATAATGTTTTGTTCTTCTATAGGAATCTGTTCAACATCATCTATTATTTTTACTCTAGGCTTTTGCTCCTGTTCTACCTTCTTCAATCTCTTTCGCTTTTTGGATTGCTTTCTCGGCATACTCGGACCATTTTCTAAGAGTTCTAGCTTTGTTCTTACGTTGTTGCTCATGCATTAATCTTTTTCTCAATCCCACGTGAGATATAGTTCTTCCTGTTTTAGTTGTTAGCCAATTAGCTACCTCACGATATGAATATTGATTTACATATTTTCTAGCTAACTCTATAGCTTCTAACTCGTAAGGTACAGGATCAAGTAAGTCACTATCCTCTTCATTAAGTTTATAACCAAAAGGTATAGTTCTTGCTATACGTGGTATCTGTATCCAATCTTTTTGTTCTTCGTCTTTTAAATCTGTTGGTTGTGGTAACTTCCACTTTCCTAAACTTCTATCCATTTTCCTTTTTTGGTGGTAATAACATCACTCCACCTGATGCTTCCACCTGCACCTTTTCTGTTTTAGTTAAACCTACTCTGTCTAACAATTCTTTAGCAGCAGATAACCTATCTCTTATACCGAGTTGTGTAGGTTCATCAACTCCACTCACCATAGCCACTGCTGCCTTCGGAGCATTCCTACTCATAAACATTTGAGTAGCTTCCATAATTTCATCTTTCATTGATGCAACAATAGAGGAAGTTGCAGAGTGCTCAGAATATCCTGCTAATAGTTTTGCTTGTACAACATCACCATTAGCTTCTTCAAATAAAACTTCTAGAAACTTTTTTTGTCTTTCAGTTAATTCTCTTTTTGTCAATGTGGTATTCCTTGTGCTACGACTCTATCTATTAGACGTTGTGCTCTGTTAGTTGTTTGTTTGTACCAACGTGAGTCTTCCATTTGATTTGCCATTTCTTGATAGTCTTCTGCTTCTACTGCAGCTATCATTTTCTTAAATTTGGATAAACGAGGTTTTCCGAGTTGAAATGACATATTAATTAATACATGTTGTATTTCTTCAGGGAGCTTATCAAAAGAACCAAATATAGTTTGACAGTCTTGTATTGCAACTTGCACATCATTTAAAAACCAATCTTGTACTTGTTGTTCAGGTACAGGATATCCTATAGGTTTACCATAGTAATCTACATCCCATTCTGTTATAAGATGTCCAATCCCCCCGGTCAAATGATTTTCTGAGCAATAGTACAGTTCATACTTTACACCCTCATCTGCCTCAATTTCTTCTCTGAGTGTATTTATATTCATCGTTTAAGTCCTAGCTCTAATTGTTTCTTACGTATCTCTTTGACATGTAGATGCCAAAAATAGTTACCTATTTTACATATTATACTTGATAACTTTAAAAATGTCAATGCTTTTAAACTCATTTTTTCTTTAACATCTTTGCTGCTTGACCTACACCTTTGATACCAAATGATGCAGATATGGCTATATACAATAGGTACTGATACCAATCAGGAAGTGTTGCTAGTATCTCAAAGCCATCTTTTACATACTCCCTCATACCGGGGATAAAAACTAGTATAGCAGGAGCTAATAGCACAACTAATGCAAACTCGTCTTTCCACGAATCCACTGTAGCATCTGCCATCTTACCTTCCCACTCAACCTGACCTGTTGCAACCTTTTCAGCAACAGTAGCACGAGCCTTTGCCTCTGCAACTTTAGCTTGTCCATCTGCCTTTGTTTTTTCTATTTTGTTTTGAAACCACGTTCCTGCGAGGTTTGCGATTGGTCCTATTAGTGCTTGTATCATTTGCTATTTTCTCTCTTATTCTTTCTTGTTTTAATTTTTCTTTTATCCTAGCTGAATCTACGAAATCTTGATGTTTTTTTTGCAATCTTTTTGGGCTGCTTAGATACTTGTTTACCTGCTCTAGTTGCTTTGCGTTTAGCAGCCGAAGAACGGGAGTATTCACTGGGCGAAAGAGCCTTAATCGCTTTTTCAGGTAAGTAACGCTCACCTGTTGCTTTACTCCCTTGTGTACTAGGTTTACCAGACTTGGTTCGCCATTTTTGTTTTGTCCACGCAACTAGTGACCTCTGTGATTTTTTAAGTGCCATATTGTATCCTACATACACAAATCTTCATACTTAGTTGTATGAAGTCTATGTCTTGCTAATTCTCTAGCAGTGCTTATACCAATTCTATTCTTGTATCTTAGAATGTTTATTAACCAATTTATCATACGCTTCCTTAATCTCTTCTATAGTTCTCTTGCATCCTATGCAAATGTTATCTTTTAATGTGCATACACCTATGCAAGGTGTTAAAATCTTCCTACCCATTTACCTACAAACCAAGCCATTAGTCCTGCGAAGAATAGTACAACTATAGCAGCTATTCCATAGCCTAGATATTCCATCAATTCTTCTTTACGCTTTTGTGCCATCTTTTCTTGATATCGTCTAGACTTTCTAGCTTCAGCTTGAAAAGATTGCCAATCTTGCCAAAGACCCGGTCTGCCTAGATAAATCATCATCTTCTTGAGTTCTTCTTCTTTTTCTCTTATCTGTTCAAGAGCCATGAACTCATCTAAATCTGCACCACCTGCACCTCTAGCTTTTTTCTTTTTCAAATTTTTTTCTATCTCTTCTTTTGAAAATACAAAATCGCTTATATGTTTTGCACATCCTGAAAGTTCTTTTCCGTTGGACACGAATTGTTTTATGACACTGAAAGCAGCATTAGCTGCGGCTAGTTCTGCTAACATTTTATCTTTTCCTTATCGGTTTACAATATGCAGTTATACGTAAAGTAGGTCCTTCCTCTTGAGGTATGGGTGGCTGTTTATGCAATCTTTCTGCAAAATATAGACATCTGTCTAAGTCTTGGAAGGTTTGTGTTTGGTCTACTACTCTTATTCCCATCATAAACACTAACACAAACTCAATCATACAGGTGCTCCTAACACCTCTTCTTCTTGTTCTTCGTGGCAGTCACAGTTGCAATCTTCGCAATCACAATCGTAACATTCACAAGTATCACATCTTTTTCTTTTTTCGTTCATTTGCTTTTTTTAAACTTTCTTTTGCTTTTTTAAATATTGCGACAACTTCAGTCTTGCCCATCACTTTAGCTCTTTGCTCACCGACTGTAAGTATCTGTATCTTTCTCGCATAAGGCTTATTGACCTTTTTAACTTTTGCAACTGTGGCTCTTGCGTCTGTCGGAGTGGCAAATTTGATGCTAACTGTGTCTTTAGGGTTTTCATCCGTATACAGTCTTCTGCCACTGCCTTTTGGTTTTTTACCTGTACCAACTTTAGGATCTCTTTTTTTTCTTGACAACTTTCTTGTATCCCTTCTTTTGGTCTTTCATAATCTTTGTCAAAGTTTTAGCTTGACTAGCATGAGCCTTAGACGCTTTTTTTAATTTACCTATAACCTTATTTAAAGGCTTTGTATAGTGTGGCATTAGTTTCTATAACCTCCACCTGCTTTCTTATAGGCTTTAGCCATCATTTGAGCTTTACGTGCAGACCATTGTCCGGGTCTACCACCTTTACCCCCTGCTTTTATTCTGTTGAATATTCTTTTACGCAGAGTAGGTTTTGTGTAGTTACCTGCTTTGTTTACTGTACTTTTTCTTTTCATTTTTTTTCGCCTTTGAAGGTAACAATCCCTTATTCACTGCACGTGCTCGTTCAGAAAAGCCAAGTTTTTGTTTATTTCTTAGCTTTCTTCTTATTGTTTGTAGTTTTGCCACCATCGGAATATAGATTGTTAAATGTTGTAAAAGGGTCTAGATAAGATTCATGTGCTTCTGCAGAGTGTATCCACTGTGACGGAGCAAAATCAGGAGCACCTTCTCCTGTAACCCATAATGCAGGACTTGTTGCTCTTACCCTGTTATTTGGTAGTGCTACAATGTTACCTGTCCACTTACCTGCATCCAACAAATACATCACATGTGATTGTTTATGTTGTGCAGGATCGTCTGCTATATCGCTATCTGTATAATCTACTGTGAATAAATACTTCGCAGTATAGAATGCATTGTCTATTTTACAGAGCCATGGGGAAGAACTGACCCTATCCATAACAATGACACTATGGTTTCTAGCTTCACAGTCCCATGGTTGACATAAATGATCTTCCATTGGTTCTGCCCATTCATCTACAGGTATATCTGCTACAAGTGCCTGTATCGGCATTCTTGCCCACATTGCACCACCATGTACATTATCGTCTTCTGTACAACCTGTGAATACAACTTGGAAGCTCAATGACCTATCGGGTATGGTATTGACTGCAAAAGCTAACGCATGAAGGAACTCACCATGATATTGTTGGTGATTACAAGTGAACTCTCTTCGCACCCAACACTTGAAGTGTGGGATGTTACTAATGAGGTAAGACATTATCTACGTCTAGCTGCTCCACCTCTAGCCATCATTTTGGACTTCTTTTTCATACCAGCACCACCTTTTGCCATGTATTTAGTTTTTTTCTTCATACCTGCTCCACCACGAGCCATCATCTTTGATTTCTTTTTACCATGCATCGGCATAACTTGTTTCTCCTTCTATGCAGTTCTATGAAGTTTACCTGCAGTCCTAGTTCTGCGATAACTTCTATTCTTACTCTGTCTTTGCACAGTAAGATTCTTGGGTCTATTGTCTCTAGGATTCCCATTCTTATGGGAAACGTCTTTACCATCTCCCTTGGTAACTTTACCTTTCTTCATCATGATGCGTCTAGCTGCGTTTCTACTAGCTCTATCTTTTTTCTGTTTTTGTTGTTTTTGATATCGCTTGTATTCCGAGCCATAGTTACGAGAGGTCATGCTTTCTTTTTGCCCTTACCTTTGCCTTTTTTCTTTTTCATCATGTCTATAGAAATAACAAGCATACCTCGTGCTGCTTTTCTATAGTCTGTATTACTGACTCTAGGCTTTTTGCTAGGCATTGGCATACCACCACCATACATGAATCCCATTTTATTTCTTACAGGAGTTGGCAATTTAGATAGTCCTTTACCTTTGCTTCCTGTAGGAACAGGTTTTAGTCCTGCACCACCACCTGTGCTAAATAAACCTGCTATTTTTCTTTGTGAAGATATTAGCTTTTTCTTATTCTTTTCTGCATCTATTTCTGCAAGTCTTTCTGCTGCAGTGCCTTTTTTACCACTTTTTAAAGTAACGATGGTAGGTCTTCTCTTAGGTGTAGCAGGTGATTTAGAGATTTCTCTTACTTTTGCAGTCGGTATATTTATACTTTGACCTGCAAATATTTTATTTTTATCTTTTATATTAGCGTTTGCTGCCATTATTTGTGCAACAGTTACACCTCTATCTCTAGCTATTTTAGATAAAGTGTCTCCACTTTTAATTTTATACTTGTCTGCTTTTTTCGCAGGTGGTGCATCTTCAAGTTGTTCAGATATTCTTTTTTTATCTGACTTCATATCTCGCCCAAGCACCTCTGTTTCTTTTTTTATTTTATCTTTAATATTTTTAATTGTTGCTTTAGGAGTATCTCTTTTCAAGAGTCTTTTTAGTTTCTCTTTTTGTCTCTCAATAGCCTGTTTCTCTTTTTCTCTTTTAGCTTTGAGTTTCTCCATTTCTTTGACTTTACGTCTAGCTTCAATTTTTTTCTTTGCAGCGTCTTTGTCTGCTTTTATATCTTCTCTCATGCTAACATCTCCATCTTCTTCTAGCTTGTCTTAATCGGCTATTTGGGTTTTTTGCAGCTTTAGGGAATTTTTTCATCTGACCTGCACTTCTTGCACAGAAAGACTTACGTCTTTTAGCTCTAGCTTTAGATGGTGATTTTTCTGTTACTGCTGTTTTTAGTTTACTACCCGGATTTTGCCTTCTATACTTAGCGACACCCTTCTTGGTCATCCCTGCACCAGTTTTTGTGGGTCGCATATCTCCACTCTTTTGAGTGAAACCTTTTAATCCTCCACGCTTTTTCTTTTTTTCTGCCATGTTGTGTTTATCTTATCTGTTTCTTTATCACATTTATATCTAACAGCTATATACTCAGGCATCCAATCTGGTAATTCAACTGCTATCTCATAAGCACGTGCTACACACTGCTTTTCTGTTCTATACGGACCTTCTATATCGGCTAGTGTCTGACAGTTAGTTGGGTCTTTTAACATGCAGACAAATACAAATGCCTCAAACATCGTCTAACATCCCTTCATGTTTCATTGCGTTCTCTACGTGTTTTAGTGTATATCTCTTTCCTGTCTTCGCTTCTATTGCTGCACGGACATAAAACACGGAACTATGGGGTATATGTAAGCGATTTAAGGTATTAGTATGTATAGCATGATAAAATGCTTCTAACATATTCTCTGGTGTATATAGTTTTACTGATTTTCTTGGCATTGTCAAGCCTTATTATTATTTATCACGGAAATAGGGAAATATATTGGATAGTTCATTTAAGTGTATAACATTTATATGTTATTTATATCATTATTATATGTATACACTTTCCATGTACAACCTGTTATACATAATTATAACCCGGTTTTGGTGTTTTGTCAATACCCCTTTTAAAAAATCAATAAAATCAATAGGCTAGGTAAGTGGCATTTATCAGTTACTCTTTGTGGTTAACACTTGATTTTACTAATCTGTGTATTTCTATGTATATACGTACAGTACGGGGGGTGGTGGCAGTGGCATAGCACGTTGAAAACTGACAATTTTTTGACATATAGCCTATTTTTTATTAAAAAATGTCCCAACTTGGGACAAATAACAATATTATTGACTATTAAACACTTGAAATTGCTAGTTTTTTTCTAATTATAGCAACTGTTAGTGTATCACTTGCCATTGTTTCACGTGAAACATTACTAAAATATACCCTACCCATGCAAAATTGATGCAGGGAAGCATACCCCAAATGTTCCTGTTTCGTTCTCATAGTTAACAATGTTAAACAAATCCTGGGATAGGCTATTTGGCTTCCACGTTGGATTGTAGCCATTTTTAACGTGTCCCAAGTTGGGACATTTGACAAAGTTTTAAAAGTGTTTATATTGATAACCATAAATCAACTTAACTTGAAAGGTTAAACAAATGACAAATACAAACGCAAAAGACTTTATTTCACTTTATGTAACACGTGCTAACAGACTTAATAATGACATTTTTAAGGATTTGTCCCAAGGTGTAGAAAGTACAACTTATAAGGCTTGTATTGAATTAACAACTTTATCAAATGAAGAATTAATTGATATGGGTTACAAGGCTTTATTTGAGTACAAGACAAATTCAAAAGGGAAAAAAGTTTTAGTCAAGAAAAGACAATTCAAAAATGATGCTAGTGCGTACAAGTCTATCATTGAAAATATTGATAAGATTGTAGAATTTGCTTCTACACCTGAAGCCAAGGCTTCCAAGGTAAATGGTGTAAGAGGTGTAATTTCTAAGACTAACGCATATTTTAACCCAACTGTTAAAACTGAAAAGTCCCAAGTTGGGACATCAGAAAAGGCTTCAAGATCAAAAGAAGAAGTTCTTAAAAACTTTGCCGATATTTGGACTAAAGAATTTGGAACAGATTTACTTGATATGATTGAATTTGCTTCAAGTGAAGAAGGTATAAAAATTTGTGATTACTCAATAGAACAAGTTGCAAAAGCTTCATAAAAAATAAAAAGCAAGTCCCAAGTCAAAAATGGCTTGGGATTTTTTTTGTGCCTAAATTCTGAGGATCATATATTATGATAGTAGGGGGGGGGTGTGATGATGACAGTAGTATGGGGGGGGGGAGTGTCCCAAGTTGGGACTTACATGTCCCATTTGACATTTATTATATATGTGGTATAGTGTAAGCATACTTAATAAAAGTATTGTTTTCAACAAGTTAGATGTCCCAAGTTGGGACAGAAAGGATAGACATGACAATCACTAAAGGCGAAAGTGCTTACCTCAAACTAGCATTTGAGAATGGGAAGCCTACCCCTGCTAGGTACACCAAAACCCTCAAGTCTTCTTGGGACTTCGTACCTAATGCAGAACGTAAGCAAACTATATCCATGTACCCTATCATGATTAGTGGTGCGTTGGGTAGTGACAATGCCATGCACGATTACCTTATGGCTAAACGTGATGAGCATAGGCGAAGTGTGTTAGCCAAAGCTAGTGCATTCATCAAAGAGCAACGAGCAAAGCAAATGTCCCAAGTTGGGACTTTGACAACTGAAGAGAAACTAAATAACGAACTTGAGAATAGACTAGCCTTGGAAGATGAAGGCTCAATTACTAACGCAAACTAAGGAGAGAACTAATGTTAGAAAAATTAGGTGGTATATTTTTATTGATAGCTTCTGTGGTTATTTTAGTTATCATGGGTAATGACATACTCTATAACACAGGACTTATACAACTCGCTATATATACAATGGGTGTACTAGGATTAGGTGGTGCAGTATATACATTATTGAAAATATGATGTCCCATTTGACAGTGCTTATATCCTGTGGTAGGGTGTAAGCAAGATAAACATTAACATTTAACAAAGGAGATTTTATATGTTTATTATTTTAGCTACCAAGCCATTAAATGATGGCACTAAGGGTTTTAGATTCAACTTTCTAGGTCAGAAAGGCTTCTACAGAAAAAGAGCTTCTACCTCAAGAGGTTGGACTGTTCAACAAGGCGATACGTTTAAGCAGTATCACATGGGTAAACGTACCCTTGCTTTTGAACACAAAGCACCTGCAAGACAACTGCGACACTTTGCAGGATAATGTCCCAAGTTGGGACACACAACGTGAGGGAAGATGATACAACTTGAGATTATATTCTTCCCTACACACAACGAAAGGAGGAGCTAGGCATCTCACACGTTAAACTGCCTACTTAAATTAACCAATATTTGTGGAGTTACATATGTTACAACAAGTTCATACATCAAAAATGACAGGCAAACTTATTGAGCTAGATGCTATTAGCGACAATACAGTTACCAATGGCTTTTGCTACGACAGATACATCAAAGCCAAAGATAAGAATGACAAGGCAGGTAAAGTCGTTGACATCTGTGGTGTTTGCTACAGTCATACCATGCTCGGTTCATATCGCAAGAATATGCAACCTGCATTAGATCGTAATGAGTTCCTTGCAGAACGATTGCTTGAACCACATGAAGTGCCTACATATCTCAAGGCTTTCATGCGACTTGATGCACATGGCGAATTACGTACTGAAACTGTTGATCCTGCAAGTGGCAAAGTTATCAAGACATATAATAAGTTTACACACATAGAGAACTATTGTCGGATTGCAGAGCATAACCCACATTGTACGTTTACGTTGTGGACTAAACGCACAGATATTGTTAAACCATTCTTTGATTCAAGAGATAAACCTAAAAACCTTATTATCATTTACAGTAATCCACAAGTGGGTACAATCTTGAGCAAACCACCCAAGCACTTTGACAAGACATTCAATAATGTGTTAGAAGATGAGTATGTTGACGATCAGAATTGTACAGGTCAAAAGTGTAAGGATTGTTTGTTGTGCTACAGACATGGCACGACAGACACTATCGTTGAGAAAGTAAAAAAGTATTAATAACCATGTCCCAAGTTGGGACAAACTAACGGAGAGAGTAATGACTAAACTAGAGAAACGTATTAGCAATTTTATACATCCATATAGAATTGGAGCATGGGATGGTTTTTATTACAATGAGCCAAGAACTGCTAAGTATGTAGGTAAAAGGAAACTTGTTGCTAACTGTATTTACCGATTAGGATTAAGTTTTGGAGAGTTCTTAAGACAAACACACGATGAAATGTATGAAGAGGATTACTAATGGAAAAGAATAGAGAACTGTTATCACACCTTTTGGTGTTAAAAGAAAGTATAGAGGGTAAAGTTATAACCCCTCAAGGGTTTAATTTAAGAAGAATAAACAAAGCTATATCTATTGT